CCACCACTAAAACGCAAAGTATGATCCCTGCTGCGAACAATATCCTGAACACAATTATGAGCGGGCCGGACAGGAAACTCATAATGGAATTCTGAGCGTTTGCCGCCTGCTGCGAATTGTAGAGGCCGTTCATCTGGTCGTACACATCCGCCGCATAAACGTTTGTCAGGTTCATGAACATCATCGCCAGCGCCGCCGGCATCATTGACAAAGCAACCAAAAAAGCCTTTTTCTGCATAACAAATCTCCTTTCTTTGTTAAAATTTTGATTATGCAATTTTGTTAGTAAATTTGAGCAAAGCAAAAAGCGGAATCCATATATCGGAATTCCGCCTTTCTTTCCAGCGCGAGGGGGTCAGAGTATAAAAATATGGGTTACAATTTTAGTTTAACACGACCCCGGCTCGATTCAAGAGGTTTTTAAAAAATTTTTTGCAAGATCTAAAATTCCCGCTTTGCACTTTGACAAAGTTTCAGGATCTTTGTAAACCTTTTTGTAAATCCCAAAGAAACATTCAGCCGCTCCCCTGGAAAACTCAAACTTTTCCACCAGCAATTCCAAAACCCTGTCCTTTATTTCATCCTCTTTCAGCCCTTTCCCAGAGTAGTAAACAATATCGTCAATCGCAACCTCTAACCCGGGTGCGGCATATCTGTTGCCTTTAATCATATCTAGGAACGGCGCAAAAGCCTCAAGTTTCTTTTCTTCCAGAAATCTTTCCACCAAATCCCTGATTTCGCTTGAGGCGTTCGGGACGAAAATTTTAAGCTCATCCTTCATCAGCGGCGTCACCCTCACGTGCAGCAGTTCCTCTTTGGGCTGTTTGTCAGACACCATAAAAATCAACCCTCCTTTTTTTGTGATACTTATATTGTATCACAATATTATCATTACATCAAGGGTTTTGAAAAAGCCAATTCCCTGACATCCTTCCACCCCTGAATGTGTGGGCTTTCTCGCGCGGGTTTTGTAATTTTTGTCTCGCCCGTCAGCACTTTGGGATAGTTTATCGTCATCCTGTACGCAGGTCTGCCGTTGACGGCGATAATGTCATTGAAGACCGACACCGTCGCAAATTCGTTCGTGACCTGTTCAATCCTGCCGGTATATGTTTTCCCGTTTTCCCGGAACACGATTTTCTTCCCAGCCATGTCCCGCATATAAAAGGCGAGGCTTTTAAGGAAAGCCCTCGACCGCGACGCATCCTCGCTTACTTTTATGTGCCTCTCCGCATATGAATACCTTCGCATATTTGACCCTCCCAGCAAAAAAACAGGGCATAACGCCCTGTTTATCTTTTTTCGCATTTGAAAATATGCCTAATCGTCTTTTAGAGTCAAAACTCAACCTCTTCGCCTGTCTTGCAGTTGACGTACCTGCCGTTGTCCCTTTTGATCTCCCTGTCCGGGGTTTTCTCCACGTATGCGCAGCAATCTGCTCCGTCCTTTTCGGCATCGTAGTTCCTGTCGTTCGGAAAAGCTTGTCTGTACTTCTCGCCTGTCAGATTCCCGTAAACCGAACATACGTTTTCCTTGTTGTATATACACGTCAGGCATTTTTGGCCGGTCGCAAGAAGTTTGCCGGAAAACAGCTTGTCTTTGAAATCCTCCCTCACAAAGAGGACGATAGTCCCAAGCTCCGCAAGGCTTTTAAGGAATTCCGGGTCTGAGTCGACAATGATTTTATGGGGTTCACCCTTGAAATTATCGGCGTAGTCGGGATCGTCTTCGGCTGCGGCGTAGTTTTCCCTGATTCTCCCCACACCCTTGTTGCTCCATACGATGGCGTCCACATCGTCCATTGCGGCAAACATGACGTGCTGCCTTGCCGCCTGGATGCGCAGGAAAAACGCCGTCTCGCCGAACTCCACCTCAGTGTAGTCGTGGCGCGTCGCATCGTTTACAACCGCAGCTATGGCATCCCTCACCGACAGCGCTTCATAAACCCTTTCGCCTATCCCCACAAGGAACGGCAGTTCCGGCTTTTTGTAAAATTGGTTCTCTTCGTTGTAGACCAGTTTATATGTTGGTTCACATAAAGGCATAATCATCCACTCCCTTTTTATCAAACATTAAATTTCCCTGCCGCCAATCTTCCATTTCATACCACTTCGGAAACAAACGCACCTGCGCAATCCTGTCCGCAAATTGCCCGCCTTTGTATATCAACCGGCCGTCCCTGTATACCAGGAGCGTCCTCGGCGGGACAGGCTGCCATTCTATGGGGATCGGATTTGACTTTAACCGTACGGGTTCCGTCGCAAAAACAACGGCATTTTCTCTCGCTTCCGCAAATTTGAGCGTGCCTTCCCTGTTGCAGTAAACATACAGAGCTTCCCCGTCCGTGAAAAGCAGGTTAAGCATTCCGTATGGCGACATGTCCCTGAGCGCTGACTCAATGGCTTTTATTTTGTCTTTCTTTTTGCCCATCATCCTGTCCGTGATCTCCGCCAATATTCTCTCGCTGTCCGTATCTCCGGCCACGCTAAGTCGGCCGTCAAAGGCGCTGTCAAGCAAAGTCCCGTTGTGCGCCAGCACCCAATCCCGGCCGCTTTCACGCCTTACAAACGGGTGGGTATTTGCTATTGAGACATTCCCCTTGCTTGCAAAACGCACATGCGCAATCGCCAAGCTGGCGGACACCCCGCTTTTCAACAAGGCGTCGAGGTATACGCTTCGTGTTGCCGGCAAAGGCTCTTTCGCGATAAACGGCCCTCTTCCATCGTCATACAGAGCCAATCCCCACCCGTGCGGGTGGAACGCGCCGTTCGAGAAAAACGCCCTCAACATCCCGTCTATTTTGTATTTTTTATCCGCCGTGAAGCCGAGCAGCATGCACATATATTTGTTTACCTCCTAATTGTATTACTAAAATAGTATTACTATAATTATTACACAATTTCAGTGTTTTGTCAAGAGCCGGGGCATGTATTCCCGCGCCCTTTTTGCGGCGCGCCTATGCGCTTGCCCTCGCGTACCTGTTCATTATCGCTTCCTTGTCGCGCCTGCGGGTGAACACTATGTCGAGGAAATTCCTAAACATTCCCTGTCCGGCTGGCTGCATTGCGTCATATGCCGCGTTCCTGAGCATCTCTCCCCTCCGCCTGGTCCGGCTGTCGCGTATCCTCGCCCTGTTTGCAGCTTCCACGATGCCTACGGAGATTTTGACATGCGTCTGAATCACAGCGGGATTAAGCGAACCGTTGAAGCTCCTGAACTCTATCGTCTTCGGCACCCCCTGTTCCCCATACCGCTGCAGGTTTTCAAAATTAACCGACGAGTAACGGCTTCCCCGCACGTTAAACACGCCTCCCATGCGCCTGATCCCTGCGTCGCCCTCGTCTTCGCGGATATTAACCCGCCGGTCGGACAGCCACCGCATCCTCTCACCGATTGAACCCGCATAGCTTGCAGCATTCCCACGGAGCCTGTCCAGATCGCCGTTTGAAAGGCGATTGAGCAGCACATCTTCAAACGTCCCCAAAAGCCTCTTCAGCCTCCGCCATCTCTCTCTGGAATGGTTCATGGGGTCGACCCCGACATGCACATGCCCTCCGCAACTGTTGTTTATCTGTCCGCCATGACGGCGTATGACTTCGCACACCTGTTCGATTTGCTTCCATGTTTCGGGGGTGTCTCTCAGAACCGGCGACACTATCTCTCCGTCCACGGTTGAGTCTGTTGTGACACGCCATCTGCCTGCCATATTGTCACGTGTGCGGTGATGTTGCCCATATGAAATTACATCTGACGATTCTCCCAAGCCAAGCCGGGCAAGCTCTTCCGCTATCGCCCTGCGCACTTCGCCTGTGTCCCTGCCGGGGCACGCATACTCGATTTCAAGGCCGAACGTCGCGTTCGATCCGTTCAGGACGTTCTCATATTCATAGGGCAGGGAACCATTGCGAGCTTCTTCAAGCATGCGCTCAAATTCCTCATCCGTAAGATCGCTCACATAAAAATTGTCGTCCTCCGGTTCGATAGTTTCAGGCAATATATCCGAAATGTCGGCCTGCCGCACATATTCCTGCTCCGGCTGGGCATCGGCAATCTGGGCACGCACCGGATTCTCCACGACCGGCTCCCTTGTTATCCTGCCGAGGGCTTCTTCCGCTGCGCGGATATGGCGGCATCGCCTTTGTCGGTATATATGGTCGGAGCAATCGCAGTCGCCGTCCCCGCTGATGTCTACGTTATATGTCCGCCCGCTTCCCGACAAAACCTGCGCCCTGGTGGGAGACGTAAACCTGACACTGACATTTTCCATTCCCCTGACGGAGGAATGGCTCATTATGTTTATAGGCTCCGACAGCATGCGGTTGAGTTCTTCCGCTGCGGCGGCCATACCCGCGGCTGCGCCTGACCCGATGCTTGCGCCGGCGCCTGTGCCGGTACCCCCTCCGCTTGCGCCCCCTGCCGATGAGGACGCCCTTATTGGTGAACTTCTTCTTTTAGGCATATAATTACATACCTCCTTCTTTTTTTGCTTCGCAGAATAATCGCGAATATTTTTGTTCAAGCTGTCTTGCGTTGAGCACAAACAATTCGTCAAGGCTTAAATCTTCATGTTTCTGTCTTCTTGTGTCCCTGCCGCCTTTCGCGGTCATGAACGCGTATGTGTTGACAAGGACAATATCCCTGTTTCCGGCAATGCTTATCACCTCCTTCAAACGGCTGACAGCCGCAATACCCACGACAATCACGCTCACGTCCTCGCCCATGCTTTCGCACAGATACCTCAATCCTGCGCAATACCCGCGCCATGCGCTTGAGCTTCGCTTCCCTCCTACGCACTGGAACGAGAACGAAACGAGCTTCACACCGGAACGGTTGATTGATTCAGCCCAGCGATCAAGGTCTTTGATTTCATACCATGAAATGTCCGGCACGGCGTTTATCCCGTGTTCAAGCAGTTCGCTGCAGACAATTGCGCTCCTTTTGATGTTGAACAAATGCTCGAGGCGCGGGCTGTCCTCGTAGACGCTGAAATTCGGCGCAATAATAAAACTAAACCCCATCTCCTTCAAGACGGGGTAGATTTGATGCCTGTTTTGCCAGAACCCTTCCAGCGTCCGGTCTGGCACGTAGAAATGCAGGACGGTTTTCGTTTTCGGATCAAGCCCGAGCGCTTTGTGTACGCCGTCACTCAAATACCGCGGCGCAATACGTTTGCCGTCCGCAGACATGAATTTCCCCCCGTGGGCGGCGACATACGGCAGGTCGGCCGCGTTGTATTCCGCATGCATCCTGCTCGGCAGGGTAGGAATGTATGCCGGCAGGGTCGGTATTTCCGCCTGTGCATGTCTAATTAAAGCGTCTCCGCCGTTTTCATCCTTTACGCTCAGGTAGTACCTTGCAGCGTGCGGACGGTTGATGCACATGTATGGACACAACCTGCAATCGCCGGTACACACGAGGGGTGCGTCGCAGAATGAACAGCCGGAACACTCGCGCCCATATAAACGGCAGGTAACGCATTTTTTATAGCAATCAATTGTGAGCATCCATAACACTCCAAAAGGAAAGACCGCTTATACGGTCGCAAATTTATTAATGTTGCCATGTATTGAGCGTTCGTACTCAAATACCGCTTCGAGCAGATTTGACTCATTGCCAGTAATCCGCCGCACGTTTTTGTTGAAATAAAACGCGCATATGCGCTCATTGTGCAGGAATAAACTTTCATCAGCACTTTGAATAAACACCGGTATCCCCAGCGCGTTTGCCGCTCCCAGTTCCGCATGCATGCCTCTTCCGCCCGGAAGCAGCACAACCACAATATCTGCCTCTATAACGCCTTTGATCTCATTTTCAGCCACCTCTGCAATTTGCTTCTCACCTTCATGCTGCACGCTGCCGTGCTGCGTCCAATCATAGGTATGCGTCCACCCCCGCGCTTTAAGCACGCTTGCCAGACGTTTGACGTTTTCGGCGTTCTCCAATTTGCTTGCTATATAGAATTTCATTTCTGTCCCCTCCTCTTCTTTCTAAACCATCCTCAACTGCACGTTTTGCAGCCGTTCTTCTGCTATTTTGACGTATTCCGGGTTGAGTTCAAAGCCTATAAAGTTCCGGTTATTCTGCAATGCCGCCAACGCCGTGGTGCTTGCGCCCATGAACGGGTCGAGAACTATGCCGCCAACTGGACAACCTGCTAAAATACAAGGGGTTATGAGCGCCAATGGGAAAACGGCGAAGTGTGCGCCTTTGAACGGCTGTGTCGGCACAGTCCAAACAGAGCGCTTATTTCTTACGGGAGACAGATATTCTTCGCCTTCAAGCCTTTTTAAATGCATTGTATGAAGCGGCTGCCCTTTGTCCCGCAGATTTTTAAACTTCCACCTTTCGTGTCCTCTTGTAGCAAAAGTGTGAGGTCTTTGCCCCGGCACAACCTCCTGCGAATATTTCTTGCTCCCCTTCATTCTCGTGTCTTTGCGGCCGTCATACCCCGTTGCCGGTTCAAGCATGGCTTCGTAATCGTAGTAATACTTCGGCGATTTTGCCAGCAGGAAAATATATTCATGCGCTTTTGTGCAGCGGTCTCTAACACTTTCCGGGAGGGGATTCGGCTTGTGCCAAATTATATCCTGGCGCAAATACCACCCATCATCCCGAAGCGCAAATGCAAGTGTCCACGGAATTCCCATTAGGTCTTTTGGTTTTATTTTCCCGTAAGTTTTATGTCTGCTGTATTGCTTGATAACAATCATTCCTTTTTTTGCCTTACTATCGATAAACGACCCCATGCCGCCTGAACCGGCGTAGCAGTCCCCGATGTTAAGCCACATCGTGCCTGTGGGCTTGAGTACACGCTTAACCTCGGCAAATACCTCAACTAATTTCTGCACATATTCATCAGGCATTTTTTCAAGCCCAATCTGCCCCTGTACGCCGTAGTCCCGCATCTGATAATACGGCGGAGACGTGACGCAGCAATCTATGCTGTTGTCGTCTAACATTTTCAGCCCAGCCAAACAATCCATGTTGTGTATGGTATTGACTGCCAATTTCAAAATATATCTCACCTCCACGAATGCATTAACCGTTGCCGTCCACTCACCTTAGAAATCTTCTGCTGTCATTCCAGAAGGATATGATTATGCTGTTCACATACTCTTTCTGTTCTGGCGTCAGCGTTCGTTTCAGTATGCCAAGCTGACGCTTTGCCGTCCTCAATATGGCGACCAAGTCCCTGACGTCAACGGACATATCCGAATCGTCAGGCTCGAACGTTTCCTCTTCGCCCCAGATATTGATTTGTGCCATGTCCATCTTCAGCAACTCCTTGACACGTGTTTTTTATACGTGTTATAATATTGTTGGTGGGAGGGGAATCTTATGAAGCTGAGGGAAATACTCAAACTATTGCATGGACACGGGTGGGTTATCAAGAATCAGCGCGGCTCGCATGTCCAGCTTGTGCACCCCTCCAGGGCGGGCAAGGTGACCGTGCCGTATCATTCGAGAGACCTTGACCCCAAAACAATAGACAGCATATTAAAACAGGCAGGGTTGAAATAATATCCTGCCCGATGGCAAATAACACCAGCCCCACGAAAGAGGTGGTCTTAAATGGACAAATACATTTTCTCAGCAATATTTGAGCCTGGTGAACACAAGGGATATACCGTAACATTTCCCGATCTGCCCGGATGCGTCACCGAAGGCGGCACGCTGGAGGAAGCGCTCCTTATGGCAAGGGAAGCTCTCGAACTCCACCTTTACGGAATGGAGGAAGACGGCGACCTTATACCCTGTCCTACCCCTCCGGAAAACGTTCATGTGCCTGCAGGGGCGTTTGTCACACCTGTCGAGGCATGGATGTCTCCTGTCAGGGAAGAGATGGCAAACAAGGCGGTCAAAAAGACGCTCACCCTGCCCAAATGGCTAAACGACATCGCCGAAAGGGAAAATGTCAATTTTTCTCAGATATTGCAGTCCGCGCTCAAGCAATATCTTGGGATAAGGGAAAGGCGCTAAACTTTGGTTTGCGCCCTTTTTAACGCCAATATATTGCCCAGGTCTTCTATGCCCCGCGCAACGATATATCTCCCTCCGTGGCTCAATACGTCGTCGCGGAATCTTTCCTGAGCTTCGGAAAGCCGCCCTTGCGCCGTCTTGACCTCTATCCAGACGTGCAGGCCGTCTTTCAGGGCGTACAAGTCCGCTATGCCGCGATAGCTGCCCAGCGACTGGTGTATCTTCACGACAAACCAGCCGTGCCACTGGAGGTAATCCTTGATTTGTCGCTGTATGTCAGACTCCTTTATTTTCGAAGCTTTTGTCCGCATGCGTCCTGCCCCTCCCCTCTTTTCACAATTAAAGTCACGCAGCAGTTATTCTCCTGTTTCCCTTTCAGCCTGAGCCTTTCTATCTCCCGGCGCTGGCTCTCGATAGTGTCGCACAGGTCGATTATGGCTATCAGCCTGTCCTTTTCCTGGCCGTTCCCCATCGCAAACGAAAGCATGTCTTCCGATGCCGCCTTAATAATCTCAACTTGTCTGAGCGTCAGTTTCATTTTCGTCCGCTTCATTCACATTTTCCTCGGACTTTCCCTCGTCCTTGTCTCCTGTATCCGCCTCCTGTTGACAATCCTTCCGTCTGGCCGCATCTATCAGCTTCATGAAATACCACACGCCGGCAAACACCAGGGCAACCGCCAGATACTCGCCGCCTATGGCAAAATATCCCCTCTGCTCATACGCAAGCGGTATAAGCACGCGCGCAGCAATAAAGGCAGCCAGCAGGCACGCAGCCAGCCTGAGCAATGTATAAAACGTTTTTTGCGACATTATCCTCATCACCCTCCTTAAAAAATCACAAAATAAAAAACGCCGGCAAATCCAGCGTTCGCTATTTTGTCTTAAAACAAAACACTCTCTCGATATAAGTTCCAGGCAAATTATGTGGTTTCTTGTTCCGCCAGCTTTTTTATCATGGGTGTCCCCGTTCTGCGGAGTTCGCATTCCGGTACTGCTTCAGGCAACGTGGGCGAAATAATTTCGCTAACGTCATTCCCTTCCTCGTCTCCGGGTTCAGCGCTGTTTCAACCTCTACAACTCCGGTTCAAACTTCACAAACAGCCGTTTGCTCCGTTCGTAATACATTACCCCCGTGCAACGCAAGCCTTCTGCCGCGGTGTACCGCCTGATTTCCTCCATCCACTCGTCGCATGTCTTGGTTATATCAATCTCCGCCGTCTTGCTGAGCGCTTTCAACAATTCGTCCATGCGTGCGGTTATTTTCTGCAGTGTCGCTTCAGCGCGCCGCTGGTTTTCAGGGGTGTCCGTCAGGTATGCCGTGTCAAAATAGCGCTCCGCATTGCGCAGGCGGGCTTTCAATTCCTCGAATTCTGCCTTTTCCGTCATGATGGCTCTCCCTCCTCATCAGAACGGCAACACGTTCCCTTCCTCGTCGTAATACGGCTCCCATGCGTCGCCATGTTCTGCTTCTTCCGCTTGCTTTTCCCAGCCGTATTTTTTGTTTTCAAGCTCCGGATGCTCTTTGTCCACAAGGCGCTTGCTGCCTTCGCAGTACAAAAGTGGAATCAATACGTCTTGTGCACCGCCATCTCTGTCTTTGAATATCTCGATCAGATTTGTCGCCGATAAAATCCGCTCCCTCTCGGGCTTCGGGATATGTTTTTTTGCTTTTTCAACCTCTTCTTTTAAAGCCGGAGTTACTCGATGTACCGCAAGGACATTATCTGCCCGGTTTGTAAGGTCGCCGCTGCCGCTTACGTCCATCTTGGTTATAATGCTCCCCATGACTTTACGGGGGTGCGCGACAAGATGAATGTGCACATTTTTGTTTTGGGCAAAGTCCGATATTGAATTCACAAATATGCTCTGTGCTTCATACAGGTCCTTGTCCAACTCCCGGATGTCCAGCCGCATTAAGTTATCTAAGAGAAACAGCCGGCATTTCCGGTATACGGCGTGTGCGTCCATAACTTTGAGAATCTCAGCATAATTCATGCCGCTTCTGTTGTCGTAAATGAAAAGGCGGTTGTCATACCATGCATGTATTCGCGCCCTGGCGTCCTTGTGGACTATAAAGTATTCCTTGCTTGTCCTCTGGCTTATTTGCCGCTGGAGATGTTTTTTCCCCGCTGCCTGCAAATCAATCCAGTATTGGAATCTGTGGGCTTGTAGTTCACCACTGAAAACAAACACATTATACCCTTGGTCAACAGCTTCCAGAATTAACTGTCCCAGCAAGGTAGACTTTCCCGCCGCATTCAATCCGGTCCATAAGGTGGTCATCCCCATAGCGAAACCGCCCAACAGCTTATCAAGCGGAGCGATGCCGGACAAAACTGCCTCGTCCTGGTTGTCCGGCTCTTTGACATCGGCAAGGTTTATACCCCTTGAAAGAAGTTTTTGGACCTCTTCCGGCACCTCCCTAGACGTGTCCGGTTTCAGGTCCGGCTTTTTGCGCTCCATGTGCCTCGTGCTTGCCTGCACCGGCCTTGTGTTTTGCTCCCGGCTATAGCACCCGGGTTCGTATAGCTCCCGAAAATCCCGCCATGTCCGCCCCTGGCAGCCGTTGTGGAAACAATGGAATGCTATTGCGCCGCCGGATAGCTTTATAATCGCCGAGTCCTTGCCGTGTGCGGCATTAAACGGGCATTGTTCCAGCACATACTTCTTCCCGCCGCTCCATGCCGATGTCTTGCGTACCCTGATGCCGTACCGCCGAATCCAGTCGTCAATGTCAAAATCAATATTGCCGTTGTATTGTGTCTGCCTTTGCTCTTGTTTCGGCAGCATGTCGGCAATCTTTTTTATAAGCTCGACAGGCACAACTTCAATAGCATCCGGGACATACTCAATCCCGCTCCGCCTGTGCGGCCTGTCTGACGTATTGCCGCCTTTTACGGCCATTGTACCGTATAACTTGGTTATACGCGCCGCATTAAACACGGCGGTATCAACCTGGACGACGCCGTCCGAAAAAAGCATGTCAAGTGCTTGAAGGAATCCCTTTATCAGTTCTGCCGAAGCGGCATCATTTTGCATATCAATCCTGAACAGCAGGTGGTAGCCGTTGCCGCTGTCGGCCACAACGGGAAGAGGGAAGCCTTGCTGTTTCAAGTACCTGCTGGCATCCTTCATCCGGTCATAAGCCACCGCCTTTTCTTCATTGCTCGACGAAACATCAGCAGGTCTTGCCGGGTCAAAATCAAGCAATATCCACCTCCGGCATTCGATGTCGGAATCGCCGGTTGTGGTCTTTACCTTTGGCTTCAATACATCAGGCTGTCTGGCATGGCAAGCGCCCTTTATTTTATTCAGTACGAAATAGATATTTGCCTTGCCGTCGTACTGCCTGACCGCCTGGGCGGCTTTTGCCGCATCTTTGAAATATCCGGATGCCGTCATGCTGCCTATAACCCTGATTTCTATGACATCGCCGGGGTCCTGAAAAATATTCAGGGTTTTAACAATATCTGTCACCACGACAATAGCCCCCCTGTTGCCATACGGCTTTTTTGCTTTTTGGCTACAGCCTGGCATTTCGCTATAGTGTTGCTGGCCGCGAAATGGCTTATCGTTCGGCCGTTATTTTCCACGTACTCATCATACAGGTCGAAATAGATATCTATCAGCTCTTTAATCGTTTTAACATCATAGGTTTGCAGCAATCGTTTTACTGCAACTCCGTCTTTCTCTTTGCTGAATAGATATTTGGTATGGTAACATTCCTGATATTTCTCTACAAAATAGGCTATAACATCAGTGTGTCCCTCAGGCTTGTCCTGAGGGACCATATTATTATATATATTATTATTATTATTATTTATATTACTATTACTAGTATTATTATTTACTTTACTTTTATTTACTTTACTGGTTGAACGGTCGTTGAACGTCGGTTGAACGGTCGTTGAACGGTCGTTTAGCAATAAACGTTTTTCAGCCGATTTTTTCCCTGCAATTCTTGCCAGTTCCCGCTTATAGTCGATCTGTTCCATTCTTCGCCTCAGTGTTTCGGAGAAGAAAAACTCATCGTTTTCTATATTAAACAAGCCGTAATTATACACAACAACCTTCATTTTATCGTGCGTTGTGTTATACCTTCGCGCAAGCGCAGGAAGCAAGGCAAGGGGATATTTGTATTCAGGCTGTTCTCTCAACGTTTCAACAAGAACCCAAAATATTCCGTATCCTTCCAGCCCTAATTGTTCTATCAGCAAAACGCACTTTGGGTCATCTTTTGCATTGCTGTCATGTGGGAAATAATATGCATCCTTAATGGGAATCACCTTCTTTGTTTTTTCTTAACATTTCCAAAAGAAACTCGATCACCGCTTCCCGGAATATCCATGCAGGCTCTTTTTTAAGTGCCAGAATTTCGGTTTCCGACAAAGCCCTGTATTTGACGTTTTTTGGTCTTGTGTCAGCTTCCCCAGCAAAATTACCTTGTTCACGAAATAATTCCCCTCTTTTTTTGTTTGTGCTTAAATATGGAAATCGGGCAAGGCCCGCCCGGTTTTGCCACCCTGCTTATACCCGGCATTTGTTGCGGGTAAAGGTTTATTGTCTTAATGTTTGTCAAGCTTGCCCGCCTCCCTCACCTGTTCAACAAGTCCTGTACATAAACCCGCAGCATTTCTTTTGCCTGCTCATCTGTCAGTTTCCTTGCCGGTCCGCATCCATGCGGGCACGCCATCAGGAGAGCGTCAACAGCCCCGAACATCCTGCATATAAGCGGCCTTTGCTCGTAAATCTCACATCTCCCGTCAACAGCATAAGGGCACGTCAGGGTTTTCATATATGCTGGCGCAGCGTATCTTTTGTCCATTACCCGGCCCCATTCCCACCGGGAGAACGGCACTGGCCCGCAGCAATCCGCACAGCCCGGCTTGCATTTAAAAGACGGGATTTTGTCATACAGTTGTTTATGCTTGCCCGCTACGTCCATCTTGCTATACCCCCTCTCCGCCTGCTTTCGCTTTTTCCTCAATCTGCCTGTCGAGCCATTCTCCCTCTCCTGCTTTCCTGAGGAATTCCTGCACCCTCCTTGCCCTTGAGCACCTTTTTCCTATCGGTTCGTTTATACGGACAAAGGCAAATTCCTTCAGCAATTCTGCGGCCTCGTTCAGCAGCGCTGCCTTCGTGCTGGTTGCTCTTTTCTTTGTTTCCATACGGATTAAACCTCCAATACATGCGTATTTTTCTCAAACAAAAAGCGGAGCAGCTTTTACTCCGCTTTTATATACTTTAACTGTTTTACAATGCAACAGTTTTTATCTTTCTTTCTCCTTCCCGCAATTGCACAGCTTTTAGCTGTTCAGCAAGATTTCTGCGCTCTTGCTCGCAATACTGTTTGCTTCTTAACACCCCGAACGGGTAAAATCCGATTCAACCTAGTAATTCATCCAATCCACCTCCTCTATCGTTCATCAAGTCTTTGTTTTGATTTTCCGCCGCCGCTTCGCATCCATTCTCTCCCTTGCCCTGATAGTCTTGGCAGTCGCGTCTTTTGCACGGCACTTGCTGCAATACCCTGTGCGGCAGAAAGCTCCGCACTTGCAACGCTTGAACGGCTTCATCTCTATCTATCCCCCTTTTTTGTGAAGAGATTTTTCCAGCAATTTTTCCAGTTTGAGCAGGTCGCATTTTTGATTTCTCAAATTTGATTTCTCGCCCAAATGCCCTATATATATCAAGGGGAAACAAAAAGGAAATCAAAAATCGGAAATCAAAACAGAAATCAAAAATATTGGTAATTTTGTTTCCAATTATGCAAAACGGACGACTTAGCCAAAATCAGCGATTAACTTCTGTTTTTCCTGTTCTGTCAACTGCTCGTAATATCTTTTATATTTTTTGACCGTTTCCCAATAATCGCTGATTTCCTTTTTTGAGAGCAACGTGCTCATTTGCTCGCCATGAACCCTGTAAAGCCCTTCCCCAGCATAGCTGTCATCTTTGCACCAACTCTTAACTATTTTAAATCATTCTTGCAATTTTGTTAGAAAATTGCCCTGTGTGCGCGTGAGTGCAGTCTCTTCTCAAACATTTCCCTGTCCCATATCTCGTCATTGTAAACGATATAATATTTCTGCCACCGCTCCTCATCCATAAGCTCAAGGAATTTGCCCATGTCCATGCCTGTACCTTTGATTTTTTTGGTAATCGGTATAGGCTCTTTTTTGATTCTCACGCCGCCGATATGCCGAATAAGCAAATCCTCCGCAACACTGTTGAGCGGGGCAACAATGGCTTTGAATTTTTCATGGATAATGGCGTCAATCTTGTTCTCAAGCAGGTGGATTTCCTGTTTCAATTGTATATACTCAAGGTCAAGAACCGTATTTGCAATTTTGTTAGAAAAACGCCCCGTAATTTCATGTCTGTAAAATTCTGGTATATCACTGACTTTTCCGTTCAAATCCGGAATAGTCATATCTGCAAATTCGTAGCGAGGTATGCACATGCTGACCTCTTTGCGCAGTTGTTTTCGTTCTTCTTTGAGCGCTTCGTATTGCACTCTCGCCTCTTTGTACTGTTTTCTCCCGTCGACTATCTCAGCCCAGTCAGGCATCCGCTCAAGGGCTTCGACCGTGTCGATGCTGCACCTTTCCAGTATTGCATCAATTTCTGCGTAAGGGTCGTTTTTGAGCCTGTGAGCTATGCGGGCGGGCTTGATTGTTGTCTCCCACTCTTCCGAGCGGTACAGCATGACAAGCTCGCTTTTCGTGAGATCGAAAGATTGCGATATTTTTAAAAGCGGATATTTCTGAAGGATATGGATAGCTTTTTGCACACGGATTGACGGCGTATCCGCAATCGGGTTTACGTCCTTTGCCCGTGCGTATATCTTCTGCACTGACGAAATGTTGATGCCGGTTTTGTCCGCAGCCTCTTTGGCTGTGAGTCCAGCTCTTTTGCATTCTATTATTTCGCTTATATTGATTATTGCCGGTCTCATAAATACATTTGACCTCCGCACAAAACATTTGTTTCCCATTCCGCATTCCTTGTACTTCTTACCTGTTCCACTCAAAACATTTGTCAACAAAGTCGTCGTAGCTTTCAGGCTCTTCGTCGGGATCAATCTTCCCTCTGTCTTTTTCACGTTCAAACCATTCAAGGTAATCTTCATATTTAGCCCACAAATCCATCTGTCTTCCCCCCTTTTTTAGGATGACTTTCCGCTTTTGCCGATTTGGGTCGGGATATGCTCCCGACGGGCAGTAGTCTTTTTTCTCTTCCTTCTTTAGGGGACGCGAGAGCATTACCTCTCCCGCACCTCTGGCTTTCTCATTTGCAAGTTCCTTTACATCATTCCATTGCAGTCTCGTTGTTCGCTGTCTGGGTTGCATCCCCAGCACTGTCATCCTCGCTCTCAACAATTTCATGCTCCGCTTCAATAGCCTCTTCTGGGGCTGTCTCTTCAAACGGCGCAGAATCCTCGACATACGCCTTCTGCATCTCCACCGACATAATGCCGTACTTGCCGAGCAGCAGTCTAAGGCATGTCTTGAGTGCCATGCTGTCGAAATCGGTTGCCCATACGCTGTTCTGGCTCTTGTAGCTTTTGGAGTATCTTTCCGCATGCTTTACAACCTCTTCGACGGTCAAATACAGCGTTTTGCGGAATCCATTGAGCGTTTCGATGAAAGCGAAATAGCCAATCTTTTTGTCGCTTATCCTTTTGTCGGGGTCAATCTCAATTTCCCCAGTCAGCTTGTCTTTCTTGACAAGTTCTCCTTCGTAGACCACATCGGCGTTGATGTGCTTGTAGGCTCCCGTGCGCATGGCAAGCTGTATGTACCCTTTGTATCCAAGCTGGAAGGTCGGAATGTGTTGCCCCGTCTTGTTGTCTTTGTACGGCACTATCCACGCGAATCCAAGTTGCTTGTTGATGGGCAGCTTGAGCGAGGCAGCCTTGAGCGCCTCCATTACAACAGATTTCGGGTCGCACGCCTGGAGTGTCCTGTCGGTATTGTACAAGTCGATGATTGACGCCACGAACGCCCCCGCATTCTCCGCAAGGACGCTCTTGAACTGTTCCTGCACGCTCTGCGCAGACAAAATATTTTTGAGCTTGTCAATCGGTCTCACGATTGATCCGCCGCTATTCCCGGCGGCAGGCGTAATATTGGCGGCAGCCTGCTGAATCACATTGTTGTTTTTCTTGGAATTTGCTGATAATGTCATGGTTTTTACCCCCTCTTTTAGATTTCTTTTACTTTAAACACCCTCGCGAGTGTTGTCTTCGCATATTTCTCATAAATTTCCGGCATTTCTTGCCGGATTTTTGCCGTGTCGAGTGTCTGTCTCGCCTGGTTCTTCCACTCGACCTCGTATCCCTGCGCAATGCCTTTCTCGGCTTCACCCAGGATAAGCTGGAATTCTTGCTTGAGTTTTTCCTGTTCTTTTTCAAGGGCTTTGATTTGTCCTTGAATTTCAAGATATTGCTTGATTTTTTGTTCGTACCCAAACAGTGCAACAGGCTCTTTTTGCACATCTGCGGCAGGATACATCGTTTTAATGAATTCGCTCGCACTTTCTCGTCCATCTGGCATTGGAGGAATTTGCTTCAGGATGTGCTCCTCCCAAAAATATTTCTCTGCCCTGATGAGTGCTTCGATCTCCGCTTCATTGCGCTCTATTGTGAAGACATGAAATGCCTTGTTCAGCACCAGCACGGCAAGATACCAGCGTTCCGCTCCGGTTAAGGCCATGTAGTGGACGCACTGGACATAGTAGTTGGCCGGGAATTCGCCCTGCGCAAATTTGGTGGGATTCAAAACGCTCGTGGTCTTGCACTCAAGGCCTGCGTTCTCGCCAACTGCCCAGCGGTCAATGTTGCCAATCATAAATAAATGTTCAGGGTGCTGTAGAATGGCGTTCCTTCTGCGCACTTTTTTGCCGGTTGCTTCTTCAAAGCGGCTTGCGACGTATTCCTCAAGGTCGCGTCCTTGGCGCATTGCCTCGTTGTCCGGCTCATCGGTCGTTAGACCGAGTTTTTCGGCATATACCTCGAAAGCGGATTTGTATTTATCCAAGCCTAATATAGCAGCAGCGTCACTGCCACCAATGCCTTGCTTTCTTAATTCAAGCCATACATTTTTGTCCATATCGGTAGTTCGTGCAAGCGCAACTACTTTCATTATTATCTGCCCCTCCCTAATGCTTCTTCTACGGTTATTTCTTCTGGGTCGATATACTTTAAAAGGC